ACCCCCTCCAAACTTCAGTCTAAAAATTAATTAACTAAAGTCTTGGGCCTTTGTGTTTTCAATCTCATTCTATCACATCAAAATGTGTATTATTGTAATTGATTATTGCTCCCACATAATCAGCTTCTTCATTGTAAAGTAAGAAAGAGTAATCTGTTACCACACCAATGCTAATATTTAACTCATGGCATAATGTTGATATATCTTCTTCTTGTCCCCAAACAGAATTTGACATTATGTCCTTTCTATGATCTGAAACATCCAATTCAATCTGAAAGGTGGATGTAAACACAATTTTCCTCAATTCTTCTTGGGTAAATTCTAAGCCTTTATTTTTCTTAATCAAATGTTTAACACTATTGAATAGACAAGAACCTTCAGGATAAGAACTAATTGGTAATATTTGTTTGTTGATTAGCTTTTCCATGAATGGGATCTCTGCAACCTTTTTGTGAGAAAAGATGATAAAGTCTTCTTTGGCATCCTCCCACCAGATTTCAACTCCAGAACTTCCATTCTCCACAACTGCAATTCCATTATAATGAAATGTGCATTCACAGTTTTTTAGCAAATTTTCTACATTTGAAAATCCATTTGAAAAGTATTCAACTAAATTTAATTTAACATACTGTGGCAACTTCTGTTTTGGTAGTTCAACATGATTGTAAGAGTTCATTAACAGTTCAAAAAGATTGAAATCATCATTCCCATCTGTTGAAAGGGAAGATGCCTGACTCATCTCATCTTGATCCTCAGAGCTGCTATAATTAACCAATTCATTGCTGCTGCTGTCTGAGGAAATGATTTTAACATCATCATTTTTTGGCAAGTTTCTTTCAAAATGCTGCAATAGTGTAAGCCCTTCAATTAGTTCAGACAGTTGAGTTATTAAAGGCATTTTGACTCTCCTATTGCTAGTTTTGTCTACCATCTTGGATATCTCTTCTATTGCCTCCTTTATTTCTTTCATTTCTTCTCTCAAAATGAATTCAAAATCAGCCATTTTGGGACTCATTTTAAATTTTTTGATCAGTTGTGACTCAAAGTCATCATCAGGAACATATAAGCCTAGTCTTGATGATGACCTGCTTGATCTAGAACTCTTAGGAGCATAACCTAGTAGCACATATTCTCGTAGCTTCCTTAATGTGTTGATTGAAGGCATGACCAAAGGAGTATCAAAAAGCAACTTAAGACAAATTTTTTGGTAAACTGTTAATAGATTGTTTACATCACCTTTTGACATTATCTCTAACAGTTCATCATCATCTGGAACTTGTCTTTTGAGTTCATGATTAAACTTATAAAGCAATGAGCTAGGAAATGTTGTTTGTGTATCTTTGATTCCATATATGATGAACCTACTGTAATTAAAATCGGCACTAGCCTCTAGTAGTGTGCTTTCTAAATTGGTCAGGCATGTGTCAAATTCAATGGTTTTAATGATAGCTGATTGTAATTTATTGCTATTGAATATCAAGTTGTTCAATGCTTCTAACAAATTTTCCTGTTCCTCTTCAACCATGTCTTTCTTCACAGTTTCATCATATTCTGGATCAGTTATAGTGTGGAAAAATTCTACTTTGGACATGAAGCTTAAAAACTTTTCTTTATCAAAATTGTTTTCTTCCATATAATAATTAAACATGTTCTCTATAGGCAATTGAGGAGGCAAATCATTTAGTTTTTTAGTTACAAAATTTTCAATAATTATTGGCTCTTGGTTCACGATCATTGTTCCCAATTCGCCCCATTCAAACAAGTTTTCAGACGTTGATAAGGTTATTTTTTTCCAAATCTCAAAATTCATGATTGTTGAGACCTTGACATCTCTTCCACCTATTTGATGCCTTATTCCTAAAACAGGACCATCTCTAACAGACTTGTAATTTAAAGAATCAACCCAGATTTTTTTCTCTATCATCCCCTTATGGTCAGCATTTCTCATATCTTGGAAATTGCTAGCTTTAGTGGTTATTTCAATTTGGTACAGGGTTTGTAGATTACAGAGTTTCCCTCTGAAAAAATCCTTGTTGTCTTCAGAAAACATTGGTGCCACAATTTTCATATTTCCATTAGAATAAGCCAACTTAGAGTTCCTCAAACTTGACAAGTTTACTTTTAACTCTGGAATTATTTCAATCTTTGTTCCTTTGATGTCTTTTGACAAACCTAACTTTGACAATTTCAAATCATCTCCAACATCATCATTATAACTCAATTTTTGATCTTTAATTATTTTAAAGTATGTTGAAAGATTATCCCTAAAAGATGAAAGGTCATTTATAGAAATCTTTATTATTTTATCATCAAGGATATGTGTTTTAATGACCAAAAATGCTATTACTGTTGTTAAACATCCTAAGCCTTCCCATTCTTTTGTTTTGTGGTTAAAGTGTTGAACTTGAGAATACCAAGACAAATGAGAGTCAAAAGAATATTTAAAAAATTCACTTTCGAGATCTTCCAATTGTTCTTCTAACAGTAGTTTTAAAATCTTAAACTTTTTGGCTTCCTTTGATGTTAGTTCATTTTCATTTATTCTTGAGACCAAGGATTTGACAGTGCTGGTTTTAAAGTTATCTGTGTAAGGTAAATTCAACAACACTTTAAGATTTGAAAAGATTAAGTCATTATCAATAGATGATGGCTGTTCTTTTCTCTTGACAACTTGAACTTTTTTGCCTTTCTGGAAAATCCTTGTTAGTAAATAAGGATAATTGGCACCTTTAGCAACTGTATCATAAAAAGTTAATGTTCTATTTTTTCCTACAACATTTCGTATGTAATTTGCCAATTGTCTGCTAGAACATTTCATGTGCTCTCTAGTTTCTTTTTCCGTATCTTTGAGCCAATCAAATTCAGCTTTGTACTCATTAAACAATTTTCTATATGCATTTTTTGTAACCTCATCTATGTCTAAGTCAAACCACACATATTTTATTGTATCACACAACATTTCATGTTCACTAGTTTTGTTGTGCAACACAGTAACTTGATTCCTTCCTCTCTGAACATAATCAGCATCAACCAGATAAGATTGATAACTAAGTTGAGAAATATAATGTATTATTTCATTATATAGCGCACATTTAGGAAACATGTGTGATAGGTTTGAAATTTTGTCTTCTGTACATTTGAGCATCCATCCAATCAAACTATCCTTATCTTTGCCTACTTTGCAGACTTTCATAAAGGTGCAGAAAAAGGCTGCCATGTTTTCAGTAATACCATACCTTGATGAAAGAGACTGTTTCACATCAAAGTCTTGAATTTTTTGTTTTATCTTAAGTTTTGATGAATAAGTATCACAACTGTTCTGATAATAAATTATGGCATTGTTATCTAAAAAATTCTGCTCTGTATCTGTAATTGTACCGACACTCTCAACAAGATCTTTCCATTTCTTCCAGCTGGATTTGCTTACATGAGCATTAACTCTCAATGTGTTGCCTGAAGGAAGATTGCTCTCATGAGGAGATGAGAGACTGTCAGGCAGAAACTTTATTAAAGAGCCTTGTGTGTGACAATAAAAACTAAAATCAAACCCAAACACAGCTGTGGCTATTGCTGGTTCTAAAATAAAAAAACCTAATGATGGATTTAGACAATCTTGTAATAAGGTTGATGTTGAGTTAAAAGAAGAAGTGTTATTACAGCCTAGCAAGTTATAATGACTACTAAGTTGACTCAGTTTTATCATAAAACATGTTCTTGTTGAACAACCCTTCTCGAGACAATCTTTGAGTAAATTATAATAGAACTCTTGTCTTTGGATTATTGATTGTGCGGCAGGTAGCTGACAAGACACCATTGCAAATTTTATAGTTGGTTGTATGCTTTTGCCTAGTGCTAGCCATTGAGAATTGTATTCAATGATAAACGGAACACAAGTTGCAGTTTTTTCAGAGCTAGGAATGATTCCAAATTTGTAGGACATGGAGTCTTTCAAGTGCATTAAACTTAAAAATAACCCCTTATTCTGTTTAAACAATTTAGCATCTCCCATTATACTCATGGAGGAATCATCTGAACCTTGAAGTATGCTAATGTAAAGATTCTTTAGAGAAAGCTCGTGTTTTGTCAGAACAAAAGATTCATGCAAAAATTTAAATTGAAATTGTCTAAATCCTTCCTGAACTATTGTGTGAAACAAGCTGGAAGAATGATGTAGAATGCCTTGCATGAATCCAGAGTTAACTCTCATGAACATGTCATCCTTTTCCTTGATCATTTTGTACTCACCTTCTCGAAGATTGTTCAAAATTTCATTTGTAGTCTGAAAATTTGTGTTCATGAATGATTCTATTAGTGCAGGAGGGAGAAAAATCTTTTTATCAAACCATAAAGACAGAGAATCTTTAATTATTTTATGATATTGAATTGGCAAAAAACATTTTAATACTATATAAAACTTTGTTACAATTTGTGATTGTGACCATTTTGAAGCATCTCCACTTTTCATCAAGCAAAAGGGATTTTCATTCTTTTCCAAAGATAGTTTCAAAACCTTAGGAATCATTCCTGTTGAATTTTTTGGATGGTTTAAGGTTTCACTTTGAAACATGCTACAGAGAGATCTAGAAATGGTTTCTAAGAAGAGCTGCACAATTCTTACATGGATGTCTACAACATAAATTTCTCTCAACCCATTGTGTTGATCTTTAGGAAACAGTTCCACATTGAATGAGTCATTTTCAATTATGAGAGCTATACATGGCTCTATCAGGTCTATATAATGGACTGGTTCGTGAGTTTCAATTAAATGCATTATGTTAGTCAAAACGCGAGGTCTTGAAGATTTGAGCTGCTTCAAGTTTTCTTCACTAAACTTTCCATTGATGTTAAGCTTGGCACTTGCTTTTAAAGTAGAGATTGATTCAAAATTTATGGAAGATAAATTGGCAGCAACTTTGTCTTCAATGATTTTATCCAACTGATTTCCATAACTTTGCTTGAGCAATTCTTTGCTCATTTCACAAAAAACTCTGACAAATTCATAATCAAAACAGTGAGGCTTAGGAGAAAAGATTTTGTTGATAGAGATTTCTTCTGGTTTAACTTCAAGATATTTGATTTCATATTCTAGAATCTTTTCAATCATTTTTGATGCTTGATTAGATTGTGGTTGCTTGACCTTGGTCATGATGTAACCAGCGTAACTTAAATTTATTGCTTCCTTAAATGTTAATTCTCTCTCAAAGGGATCCTTGAGCCCTTGAATCTCTATTTGTCCCAAGTGAAATGTTATCTTAGGTTTAGAAACAGACAAACAGTTGTTTAATTCCAGGACCTTCCTTGTTAAATACACCTGTAACCTATCTCTAAAAAGTAAGTTTAATTTTTTGTTCATTGTTGAAGAATGCTCTGTGATTGACAAAGACTTCATGTAAGTGTATCTTAAGCTAGTTATTATTTCCTCATTCCTATCTTTATTGTTTAACAAGATCATCAAGCTAAGCCACTTTGCATTTAATTTGGCTTCCTCATGATGAGATTCAAAAATCTCATCATAACAGACAAATGTGCTCCTAACAGTTTCCTTTATATTTAGAAAATTTTCTAAATCTCTTTTAAGCATAGAGCCCCACTCTGTAACTACAATACCATCCTTTCTAACAAACTTGGGGCCTATAGTTTCACTTAGAGAGTACTCTAATTTACAAACCACAAAGAAAAATATATGTGAGCTTGAGTTGGTGGTCTTTATGTAAACATCTGCATCATATCTTTTGAGACATTTAACAATGAAATAGCCGTCTTTTGTATTTTCTCTCAAACTCAAATTTATCTCAAACATTAAATCTGACACAAAATTAAGCCAATTGAACAGCTTAAGTCTATTTTCACTATTAAACTCTTTGACCAATAATTCTCCTTGATCCATTAAGTTGACATTTGCATCAATGATGCAGTTGTGAGCCATTTTCATTAATGGATAACATTCATCTTTAGGCACTTCATCCATTTCTTCCACCAATAATGATGGGAATCCTTTTCTGAATTCTTCTATATCATTCACATCGACGTCATAAGAAAAGGGCTCTTTACTTTCTAGCCTCTTTTGCTTAACTTCTACAATGTCTCTTGCTTCTTTTGCCATGATCCCATCTAGATTTAACTCCAAAAGTTCTTCTGAGGTTAATTCAGGTTTGAACTGATAACCTTTCTTTTCCTTCTTGTCTTTTGATTTATCCTCATAATAACCTGACATGACTTCAAAGATTGTCATTTTAGAAGCAAACTCATCTTGAGTGGTCTGAGTCTCTGAGCTAGAATTGATTAGTTTGCATTTGGATTTACAAACCAATTTGTCAAGATCATTTTCTCTTATCATCCTGCTACTTTTCCTTACAGAAGGGCAAATCATGGGAACCACAGTGATCCTTTTCATGTTCTTTTTGCCTTTCTGAGGTGGGAACACATCATTTTGCTTCTTCTCCAAGTAAGAAGGTGAGACAATGTCCATTGAAACTTGAGATGAAACTTCTTCAAACACTGACTTAACAGATTCTGAATAATTGAATTTGTCCCAAACATCATCAATTAATTCAAATGCCTTCTTCCCTTGGTCAAAATTTGCCTTTTGCACATAGTTTTTGAGGATGTTGCTTAACCTTCTTTTCAGACTGGACTCTTGTGTGTTGACCCAGTAAGATTTCCCTTCAGTTAACAATTCACATTGAAGCTTTTTAAGATTAATGTAATTTGAAATGAGAGCAGCTTGAAGTCTTTCATCAATTTCATAATTTGATATTATCATGTCATATGAAACAACTATTACAACAAGCTTCTTTGTTTGTCTTATTGCTTCATACTTAGAGATCTTTTCTTCTAATTTTGATTTAAGAACATCTTCAAAAGAAGAAGAAGAGGTTGTTATCTCAAGAATGAAATTGTCTCCTAGAAAATCAGGTGTCATTGTCTTATATCTGACATCAGTCCCAAACTTACCAAAAATTGCAAAGCAGACACCATCATGGATAAAATTGGGATTGTTATAATCAATTTTCACCAGTTCACTTACAAATTTATTATTCATTAGTCTCACAAAGTTACCTGTCCTAGAATAAGATTCAATTGGGACAAAACTGCTGACATAGTAGCCTTCAATTGAAGCATTTATGGTTTTTGGAAGCTCCATATCAATGTTCAAACAGGATAGGTGGACAAGAAATAGTAAAAGTAGAAAGATTTTGAACATGAAAGTTGGAGGGGT